GTTTGGGCGGTAAAATTTTACCGCAAACAACATATGTTAGGAAAAATAGTAGAGTAAAAGGTTTGTAAAAAGCCAGTAAAAGTGAGAATAATTTAACAATAAATTAAATTAAATAAGATTGATTAAGGTATCATCTAATGAAATAAACTCATTAAACGTAAAACGCTTAAACTGTCGAGGAAGAGGGAGATTTGAATCTCCGTATCTCTCCTTGAGATAATTATAGATCTCGGGAATATATCTAACTCTGGATCCAGTGTCATAATCTATTCCTTTGAGTCTAGCAATCGAGATCTGAGGATCTTCGACTGGGTACTCGGGATAAGCTAAAAGCCTAAGGGCCTTCAACGAATCTCTATAACTAGTACCAAATTTTGTCGATCTGCCGAGAAACTCAACTTCATGCTTATAAATAGTGACAATTGATTTATCACTTATAAACCAGCCTAGTTGCTCTGCTTCGAGAATAATTCCAATTAAGTCTTCGATTGTGCGCTCTGGAATAACCAAGCTATCGTCTCCGTGAGTCCGGATGGAACTAATTGGGACTCCGATTCTCTTGAACAAATACTGAATTCTATTATGGTTGATAATAGATCCAACTAAATGTGTGAAATAACTTCCTGACGGTATGCCTCCTGTTCTGAGGTAAATCGTGCCATCTGGTGAAGCTAACTTTCTAGAGATGAAGAGTCTAACAACGTATTCATAGATAAGAGAAGTTAAATGATCGGGAAAGATAATCATTTCTCTTAGTAAATCGAACGCTAGTTCAATTTCAAACACGTGGACTGATGAGTCAAAGCCAGACCAGTCGAAAACTATGAATTGTTCCCGATCGGGTGTGATCTGATTCAACAGGTTTGGAACTCCGTAAATGGGGTCTTCGCCAATAAAGTAAAATGACTGCAAAGTCATAAATCTTTCAATTAATGGTTGTGCGAATAGTCCTTCGAGAATAACATAATGAAATGCTTCTCCAAAAACATTTCTAACTTTAGTTTTGGGCAACTCAGTTAGTTGTGTTCGTGTGAATGCGACGTCTGGAGTGGAGTCTAGGGGTATACTTTTGAGGTATTCATTCCAAGTTCCCGCTTCAAACTGTGTCTTGCACTCTCTGACTATCTTGGACGCTATTCGAATAGCTCGTTGATAGTTAGGTTGTTCACGCGTTCCTTTGTGGCTAGGGTTTGGTGCCGGATTAAGATTATAGTTATAACCAGCGGATGTTCCCTGATGGTATTTAACCAAGCCAAAGTGTTTTGTTTCCTCTGATGCTGAGAAAACTAGCACCTTTGGAAAAGATTGAAACATTGTAAATGCTTCTTTCTTAACCGTATTCCATTCAATATTAGACGGAGCACTCTTATTAATCTTGTCGTATTTTAGAATCGACGCGATGTGTGCTTCTCTTGAGTAATAACTCCTAGAATATCCTTCTAGTGTAGAGTATAGTCCTGGGGGAGCATCAGTGAATTTCAATGCCTCCATAATGAATGGGTCTGTAAAAGTAACGAACTCAGGTTTGAGGTCTCTTTCTGAAGAGAAACCAACAACTGTTAGTCCGTCTGACATCCCGAAATTTTCCTATTCGATTAACCTGGAAATTCCTCCGTGTGATGGAGTGCGTCAG